TATCTAACAGATTAATTGCTAGAGACTCGGAAGCTATGTGCGGTGACGAGCCTGTGTTAAACTTTAAAGTCTATTCAGCAGTAGGTGGTAAGGTTGTAGAGTTTAGACGTTATGATCGTAAAACAGATCGTAATGACTCTACTACCTACATTATTACTAACGATCAAGACTTCGGAGATCGTATTAGTAAAATTGCAACAATGGAAAAATTAAAGTTATGAGCAAAATTAAAATCGCAGAGCTGTTTTACAGCATTCAAGGTGAAGGACGCTACATGGGTGTTCCTTCTGTCTTCTTACGTACATTCGGTTGTAACTTTAAGTGTGAAGGCTTTGGTATGCCTCGTGGCGAAATGAGTCAAGAAGCAATTAATATTGATCCTACAAAATATACAGACTATAAAATGTTGCCGTTAGTTAGTACAGGCTGCGACAGCTATGCAAGTTGGGATCCTAGATTTAAAGATCTTAGTCCTGTGTTAACTAGTGATGCTATTGCTGATCGCATTGCAGAGATTATTCCTCACGGTGAATGGCGTGATGAGCATCTTGTTATTACAGGTGGAGAGCCATTATTAGGATGGCAACGTGCTTATCCAGATTTGTTAGATCATCCTAAAATGCTTGATTTAAAAGAAATTACATTTGAAACAAACGGTACTCAAAAATTATCACCGGAATTTAAAGACTATCTAATGCAATGGCAAGTGCCGGATGTAGATTTCAATCGAGAAATTACATTCTCTGTAAGTGCTAAACTTCCATGCAGTGGTGAGAAGTGGGAAGATGCTATCTGTCCAGAGATTGTTTGCGAGTATGAAGAAGTTGGTACAGCCTACTTAAAGTTTGTTATTGCCACAGAACAAGACTTTTCAGATGCAGAATGTGCAATTGCCGCTTATCGTAAAGCAGGATTTAAAGGACACGTTTATCTAATGCCAGTAGGCGGCGTAGAAAGTGTTTACACATTAAACAATCGTACAGTAGCAGACTTAGCTATGAAGCATGGTCTGAGATACAGTGATAGATTGCAAGTACCGTTGTTTAAAAATGAGTGGGGTACATAATGTTAAAGAAATTTATAAAAAAGATTACAGGTATTCAAGCGATTGAAGACATGAAAATTCAAGCAGAGGCAGAAGCTGTAAAGGCTGTTAAAGAAACAGCCATAGCCAAAGCTGAAGCCGAAGCGGCCAAACTTGCGGAGGAAACAGCCAAGCTGAGCCCAAAAGAACGTGCAACTGCCCAAGGGATGCCTTATGTCACTGTTTTAGATACGCACGTAAATAAAGACAATGTTAGGAATGGTTTTTTTGAGCTTGACTGGAATGACCATTTTATAGTACAATTGAAACAAGCAGGATACGGTTTTGACGGCGATCCTGACGAAGAGATTGTAGATCGTTGGTTTAGAGATTTGGCAAGTAACATGCTTGCAGAAGCAGGACTTGATCCAGCTAGACCGGCGGGCTATATTAATGTAGTTCCTATTGCAAAAGGCAAATCAGAAGTTTCATGACATACATTTTAGTCGATACTGCTAATACATTCTTCCGTGCTAGACACGTTGTTCGCGGTGACGCTGACATCAAACTAGGCATGGCCCTTCACATTACTTTTAACAGTATTAAAAAAGCGTGGAATGACTTTGGCGGTACTCACGTAGTATTCTGTTTAGAAGGTCGTAGCTGGCGCAAAGATTTCTACAAGCCCTACAAAGCCAATCGTGCAGAAACTCGTGCGGCAATGACTGTTAAAGAACAAGAAGAAGATAAACTGTTCTGGGAAACGTTTGATGCGTTTAAAGAGTTTGTTGAAACTAAGACTAACTGCACAGTCTTACAACATAAGCAACTAGAAGCAGATGATTTAATCGCAGGCTTCATCCAAATGCACCCTAACGATGATCATGTGATCATTTCGACAGACAGCGACTTTCATCAGCTGATTGCACCCAATGTCAAACAATATAATGGTGTAGCAGATACACTAACTACACACGAAGGTGTCTTTGATAAGAAAGGCAAAAGCGTAGTTGATAAGAAAACTAAAGAAGCGGTGCCTGCACCTAATCCACAATGGATCTTATTTGAGAAGTGTATGCGTGGCGACAGTAGCGATAATGTCTTTAGTGCTTACCCAGGTGTGCGCACTAAAGGTACAAAGAATAAAGTTGGTCTAACAGAAGCCTACGAAGATAAAGGTAAAAAAGGATGGGCGTGGAACAACATGATGCTTCAACGTTGGACCGACCATGAAGGTACCGAACATCGTGTATTAGATGATTATGAACGAAATGTTACTCTAGTTGATCTTACTGCACAGCCTGAAGATATTCGTAAACTTATTACGGAAACAATTGAAGAAAACACTCGAGAGCCTAAAAACGTTAGCCAAGTAGGTATTCGATTGTTAAAGTTTTGTCAACTTTATGACATGAAAAAAATTATGGACACTATACAAACGTATGCTGATCCATTTCAAGCAAGGTATATTAAATGAATTTAAAAGCAAAACCTATTGTAGATGGCAAGTTTTGGATTGTAGAAAAAAACGGCGAAAAAGTTGGTATTCTACACAAGAAAGAAAATAACAAGTTTATGCTTAGTTCAAAAGATGGTGAAGCATACTTTAGCAAAAAGGACGAACTAACTAAACAATTTGGCAAGGACTTTTTTCTTGTTAATGATAAAAATAAAATTGTACATACTGAAGTAAGAGATGTTTACGGTTATCCTACTAGTTGTCATCCATATAATCCATTGTACAACTTGCAAAGAAAACTTCCGTTGTTTACTAAATCAAGTGCTAGTAAAAGTTTATATTGTGCAGGCTATTATACAATTAAATTTGATAAAGGTTGGGTCAAATCGTTCTGTCCAAAATTAATTACTGTTGAGCGTTATGAATATCGAGGACCGTTTAGAAACGAACTTGAAATGAAACAGGCCATGAGCAATGTCAAATCCGATTAATACTATACCTATACAGCAGTTTATACAGCAGGTCAAAGCTGCCGACCTGTCTCAACAGCGTGAAATTAAAATGGATATTAAAACTGCTAAGGCACTTGCATACAGTCTAGCAGAAGTAAATGCAAAAATACTGCAAGATTACGATATTCTACTTAAAAAATTAGAATCTAACACTGGAGCAAGTGTTAGTGTAAGTATGGATGGCGGCGGATTTTCTAACAGTTAAGTGATAAATATATGCGTACATAATAGGACGCATATATGAGTAGACCCAAGCCTAAGGTTCTTTTAGAATACGTTAATAAGAAAACCTACAAGAGCGAACAGATTCTTGAGGCAGATGCCATTTGGGCAGTATTCTATAAGGGCGAACCTTTTAACTTAAAATCTGCTAGTAATGTAACTAGCTATCCTGGACCTAAATACAAAAAAGTTAGTTTTAGTAATCCAGGGCATGCCCATAATCTTGCTAAAAAACTAAATCAAATGTTTAACTGCAAAGAATTTGAAGTAGTTAAGCTGACCAGTGGCGAAATTATTAAATGATATCAAAAGAAACTTTCACTAAAATCTTTTTGCAACAAAAAGATAAAAGTACAGATAGTGCCAATATGAAGCATCATATGTACAAATGGTGGCAAAGTCATAGAAGCAAAGACATAGGGGGACTACGTCTAAGCGAAGAAGGGTTTGATTATTTGGTAAACGAGTTGGAACTACGTAGTTACGAAATTCCATTTACAGAGCCAATCGACCTAAGTCCCCAAACTATTATATTTTTTGATAGGACTATGGATTTTCCATATTACCTTACAAACCAAAGTATTACTGTATTTTCGGAAAGAAAATCATTTGAGCTTTACATGTTTTCGGACGATATTCGAAAATACGGGTTAGTCAAAGCAATGAATAACCAAAACAAAGATAGCCAAACGGACATAAACTCCTAAAAAATCTGTTGACGGGGTAGCAGTTTACCTGTATAATAGATACATAGACAGCAAACATTAACCCGCTTTTAACTTAGGAGTTTATATGAGCGAAATTAGTTCTCGTACAGTTGGCCCAAAATCCGCAAAGAAATCTCTGCGTCGTGCTTTTAAAGCTAATCGCCCTTTGTTCTTGTGGGGCCCTCCAGGTATTGGTAAATCCGATATTGTTAAACAGATGGGCGAAGAATTGAACGCTCATGTTATTGACATTCGTTTGTCACTGTGGGATCCTACAGACATTAAAGGTATTCCATTCTTTAATGCTACATCTAACAAGATGGAATGGGCTCCTCCTGTAGAATTGCCCGACGAGGCTATGGCTGCTCAACATGACAAGATCATCTTGTTCATGGATGAAATGAATTCGGCGGCACCTGCTGTACAAGCGGCAGCTTATCAATTGGTTTTGAACCGCCGTGTTGGTACTTACAAATTGCCAGACAACGTACATATTGTTGCCGCAGGTAACCGTGAAACTGACAAAGGTGTTACTTATCGTATGCCTGCTCCGTTGGCTAACCGTTTCGTTCACTTGGAGATGAAGGTTGACTGGGAAGATTACTTTGGTTGGGCTGTTGACAATAAGATCCATAAAGACGTAGTTGGCTTCTTAACCTTCTCTAAAAAGGACCTGTACGACTTTGATCCTAAGAGTGCATCACGTGCCTTTGCTACACCACGTAGCTGGTCATTTGTATCCGAGTTGTTGTTTGATGACGAGGAAGATACAGACACATTGACTGATTTGATCTCGGGTGCGGTTGGTGAAGGTCTTGCAGTTAAATTTATGGCTCATCGTAAGATTAGCTCAAAGTTGCCTGATCCTACAGACATCTTAAACGGCAAGGTTAAGAAGATGGACACTAAAGAAATCAGTGCCATGTACTCTTTGACTGTGAGTCTGTGCTACGAATTAAAAGATGCTAGCGACAAAAACGACAAGAAGTTTAACGACAAGGTTAACTACTTCTTCCAGTTTATGATGGATAATTTTGAAACTGAATTGGTTGTTATGGGTACCAAACTTGCTCTTACACAATACCAATTGCCGTTGGATCCAGATGAGATCAAATGTTTTGATGACTTCCATGCCAAATATGGTAAGTACATTGCGGCGGCTACAGAAAAGCGTTAATTAGTAGCCAAAGTCAATTGACAGGACCTGCGGGTCCTGTTATAATATATACATACAGTAAATATTTAGGAGCAGAAAATGTCAAATTATCTAGACCCAATTGTTGATAAAATTGTAGTGGCTCGTGTTGGATTGTTACTACGTCATCCGTTTTTTGGCAATATGGCTACACGTCTTAAAATTGAAGACGCTAGTGAGTGGTGTGCTACTGCCGCTACAGACGGACGTCACTTATATTACAATAAAGACTTTTTTGCAGATTTATCTGTTAAACAAGTTGAGTTTGTAGTAGCACACGAAATTCTGCATAACGTTTTTGAGCACATGCTCCGTGTAGAAGGTCGTGATCGTAAGATATGGAACATTGCCGCTGACTACTCAGTTAACGGTACATTAACACGTGACCGTATTGGGGAAGCTCCTCCTAAGATTAAAATCTTCCACGACACTGCTCACTACGGCAAAAGCTCAGAACAGATCTATGATGAGATCTATGAGCAGTATGATGATGAAGAATTAGCGGCACTTGGCGAGTTGTTAGACGAACACATTGACTGGGAGAAAGAAGGCAAAAATGGTCAGCCTGCTTACTCTAAAGAAGAGCTCAAACAGATCCGTGATGAGATCAAAGAAGCTATGATGACAGCGGCTCAGGCAGCGGGTGCGGGAAATGTACCAGCAGAAATTGGTCGTATGATCAAAGAGCTTACTGAGCCAAAGATGAACTGGCGTGAAATTCTCCGGCAACAAATTCAAAGCACTATTAAAAACGATTATACCTTTATGCGTCCTAACCGTAAGGGTTGGCACATGACTGCTATTTTGCCCGGTACTAACTACGACGAGACTATTGATA